AACAAGAACTCATATAACCCAGCCAAAGAAGCAAGGGTTATGGATACAAAAGAAACCCGATAGAGTTTCTTTAGCCCCAGCTCGGCCCCCTTTCCTGAGCTGGGGTTTTTTTTCGCCTATAAACTTGTAGCTAACAGTTGAGTGTAAGCACCGCTGTATCTGTTGAGTGTCAGCACCGCAGGAATCCCATAATCATCTAATCCGAAAGGAAATCATGTCTGATTTCATTAAGACTCAGATGGATGCCCGCAACAACCTAATCGCACAGGCTAGAGAAGTTCTAGACTTTGCTGAGGCTGAAAAGCGTGGCCTATCCGCTGAGGAAAACCAAAAGATTGCTCGTATCGAAGCTGACATCGACTCAGCCGATGCAACAATCGAAACTGCTCGTAAGCTTGCAGAGCGTGAAGCTCGTGCATCTGAGGCAGCATCATCATTCGCACCATCAGCACCAACAGCTCAGAACTCTGACGCTGACATCCTTCGCTCAATCGCTTCTGGCGAAATGCGCGGATACGACTTCGCTCGCGAGGCTCGTACTCTAGTTCCATCCTCTAACACAGTTGGTCAGTCTTTCTATGACCAGGTATTTGAGATTGCTCAGCTAGTTGGCCCAATGCTAACTGTTTCTGAAATCTTCAACACCACCTCTGGCGAGAACCTAGTAATCCCAACAGTAACTGCAACCTCATCCGCTGGATCAGTAGCAGCTGCTGGAACTATCTCCGAGAGCAACCCAACATTCTCATCCATCACTCTTGGTGCTGAGAAGTACGGCGCACTTGTTCAGGTAGCTCAGGAACTAGTAACTGACGCTGGATTCAACATCTCAAGCTACATCGCACAACAGCTAGGAACCTCTTTGGGTCTTCAGGCTAACTCTGTTCTAACCACAAAGCTATCCGCAGCCGCTGGCTCGGTAGTAACTGGTGGAACCGGTGTTGGTGGAGCAGCTTCATACGAGAACCTAATTGACCTTGTTTACGGAATCGCAGACGGCGCAAGAGTATTGCCAGGTCTAGGCTTCCAGATGAGCAAGTCAGGTATCGCAGCAGCTCGCAAGCTAAAGGATGGTGCAGGTAACTACATCTGGACTAACTCAGCAGTACCAGGTCAGCCAGCAACCTTGCTAGGCTACCCAGTATTCGAGAACCCAAATGTTGCATCAGTAGCAACCGCAGCTAAGTCTGTCCTATTCGGACACCTTCCTAGCTTCAAGGTTCGCGTTGCTGGTGGAATCCGCGTTGACCAGTCCGCTGACTTCGCGTTCAACACCGACACAGTTACCTACCGAGGCCTAATCCGTCTTGATGGTGGACTAACTCACGCAACTCACATAGGATATTTCAAGGGTGGCGCAAGCTAATAGCTTGTTTCCAACTGGAAATCCGAGAAACCCCTCAGGGCTTAGGCTCTGGGGGGTTTCCCTTTATCCTGAATAATGGGCAACAAGTAAACTTGTAGGGCGGGGGACACAGAGCGTAGGACTGTGTTCCCTGCTTTTTTTGCTATTATGAAGTATGCCTACGAATAAAGAGAAACTAAACGGCGCAGTAAGCGTCTGGTCTAATAGCTACAACGCGCCGACAGGATACGGACAACAGGCCACCATGCTTGTTGACCGATTGAAGCGTTCAGGTCTTGATGTCGCTATGTTGTCCAATTACGGACTAGAGGGAATCCCAAGCACAATCAAAACACCTTTTGGGAATGTCCCACATTACCCCAGGGGAATAGACCTCTACTCAAATGATTCTGGCCCAATAGATCATAAATCCTTTATTGCCGGAAAAGATAAACCTAATCTCTTTATCAGCCTTTACGATGTTTGGGTAATGCTTGCCAACGGATACGATGACTTCCCCATCGGTGCTTGGACACCACTCGACCATGTAACACTTCCCCCAAAGGTAGAGAAGTTCCTACGCAAAGACAATGTAACCCCAATCGCTATGTCACCTCATGGAGTCAGACAGCTAACCGAAAAGGGTATTGAGTGTGAGTACGCACCTCACGCAATAGACACCAAGGTTTACAAGCCAACAACCAAGATAGGCAGACATGAGATAAACGCCTACATGGGATTAGAGCCAGATAACTTTGTTGTCGGAGTTGTTGCCGCTAACAAGGCATCGGGTCTAGTTCACCGCAAAGCCTTTGGAGAACTTATCTTTGCTTTCAGCTTGTTTGCTAAAGCTCACCCTGACGCTGTGCTGTATCTCCACACAGACGCAGTAGGTCAAGCTGGTGGATGGAACTTGCTAAACATTCTCAACTCGACAGGAATACGAAAAGACCAAGTAATCTTTCCCAACCCTAATGACTATCGCTTTGGATTAGCCCAGCAAGACCTAGCCGCACTCTACTCACGCATGGATGTTTTACTAGCACCTAGCTTTGGTGAGGGCTTTGGGGTTCCAGCAGTCGAGGCTCAAGCCTGTGGCACTAGAGTCATTGGCTCTAACTGGGCAGCAACACCTGACCTAATCAGCGAGGACTCCTGGCTCACCGATGGACAGCTAACTTGGGATGCAGGGCAAGACGCTTGGTGGATGACTCCCAACATCTCTAGCTTGGTCAACGCTCTTGAGGAATCTTACAAGGCCGAGCGTGGGCCATCACAGGTAGCCATAGACTTTGCTAGTCAGTTTGATGTTGAAAAGGTTTGGGATGAGCATTGGCTACCAATACTCAAGAAGCTTCTCAAATAGACCTAGTAGTAATTGGGTCATCGCTAGGCAGGGAAAGCTGGCTGGCAGATTGCTCGGCTTCAATCAACCGCAATCACATCGCAGTCATTAGCTTTGGATTTGAGCTTGCCAAAATCGGCTGGGTTATGGATAACACCAATGCTAATAGATTCTTGTTTCTGCAAGACTCTTGGCTAATCAAGAATGAAGCCTTTTGGGACTTACTCGATGACACTTCTGGCTCTGTTGCCCTAACCGCTGATCCATACTTCTTTGGCTGTTACGCAGGTGTCTATCAGCGTTCGGTCATTGAGCAGATAGGCGTTCCAGTAATTACTACCAAGCGTGAAGCAATAGATAATGAGATTGCTTGGCATCAAGACTATGTGAAGGTAGCAGGTGAGCCTTTGGTCTTATTCCCTGACCTGAAAGATTCCAACGCAACAAGACAAGTAGAAAAGCATGGGAGAGCTAACCTAGTGCTAGAGAATGACTACATAGCTAAATACAAAGGAACTTGGAAATGATTGAAAACCTAATAGTCCCAGTCCTCAATCGCTATGACTTACTTCAGCGGATGCTCAACAGCGTGGATGTCCCAGTTGACCACCTGCTGATAATTGACAACGGAGCAAGCCATCAGACAGCCCTCACTCTTGACCTTGGCGATAACTTCAAGAAGGTCACACACCTACCAATGCCGGCTAATCTCGGCGTATCAGGATCATGGAACTTGGGGATAAAGTCCTTCCCTTACGCTCAACGCTGGTTCATAGTTTCTAACGATGTGGTCTTTGAGCCTGGTGCTTTAGAGAAACTCTCACAGGCTCGCAGGGATGAGATAACCCTGACAGGTGATGCACCTCATTGGCAGGCTTTCGCTCTGGGTGATGAGGCAGTAGCCGACATTGGCTTGTTTGATGAGTCACTATTCCCTGCCTACTTCGAGGACAATGATTACTCTCGCAGGGCTGAGTTTGTCGGTGTGAACATTAGGCTGTTAGACATCAAGATTAGACATGACAACAGCTCGACCATCAAGGCTGGATACATGGAAAAGAACGCTGTCACCTATTCCAGAAACGAGAAGCACTACCAGTCTAAAATGGACAGTAATGATTACTCAGCAGGTGGTTGGTCATTAGACATAAGACGAGAGAATGGCTGGGAATGAACTTAGTTTATACAGGTGGCACTTTCGACCTATTCCACGCAGGTCATGTTAGATTCTTGCAACGCTGTGCCGAGTTGGGCGATGTCGTTGTATCCCTAAACACCGATGAGTTTATTGAGGAATACAAGGGCAAGCCACCAGTCCTAAGCTTTAGCGACAGGCGTGAGGTGCTTAGATCGTGTCGCTATGTTGCCGAGGTCATAACCAACTCAGGTGGGCCAGATAGCACTCAAGCAATCAATAGCGTAATGCCT